TGACGGGGCTGGTGGGGCCGGATGGCACAGAGTACGATCTTGACCCTACATATACTTGGTCTGGCAAACCAGCCGCAGCCGGTAACACTGGCGTTGTCATAAGAGTTACGGACGTTGGCCATTTTGGCACGAATTTTGTCAGCGACGGAAGCAATTGGCATCCGGTAAACGGTCAGGCTGTTATTGCCGCAGATTGGGGTTCGGAAGCGAACCCCCTGGCCACGTACACAGGCGGAACCGGCGCGATTTACACGCTACCAAAGGGGGCGATTGTCATCCCGGCTGGTTTGTTGGTGGCGGGCAAGACACAAATCGAAGTCCGCGCCAAGGTTCGTCGAACAACCAACACCGCAACCGCAAACTTTCTTGTCAAACTCGGGACAAACGGCACCGTATCTGATGGTGATGTATTTGCCGCTCAAATGGCTGCAACAACAAATCTGGCGTTATATGCCACGCCGTATATTGGCATGCGGACAGCCACGGAGGCGGTATCGACAAACTACTTGTCATTTCAAGCGGCAGGCGCAAATGCTTCGGCAATTGAAAGAGTCGTCACAACGGACATCAACACTGCGGCGGCCATGACGTTAAGTTTTGGCATCGGTTCTGCAAACGCCGCCGACAACTTTTCGCTGATCGGTTACGCGGTTACGTTGGTTGCGGGTTAATGGACCCAATCTGCGCAACCTTGCAACGCATCCCTAAAAAAATTGGGATATACACGCAAGGTAACAAGTTTTACAAAGACCGCGCGGTATATAAAGGCATCGGTGTTAACCATTGGGTATTATTGCTTAATACCTGGCTGGACATGAATGGGACTGGTGCATACGGGGACGCTGGCGCGGCTCTTGATGTCTTGACTATGCGTAATGATTGGGAATTACCTTTTGCGCGCATTTCAGCTACGCCTTTAGAGGCAAGTGATCAGGCCGCGATTCACTCGGATTCATCTGCTTGGCTCGGTCATTTCGATGCCTTAGTGGCCAAGTGTGAAGATGAGGATTTCGGGCTGATTATCACGCTATCATGGGCGCTTCGTAATTTATGCGCCGCGACGTATGAAATACACGGGGTGTATTCCCCGCCATCAACTTTGGCTTACAAAACCTCAACCGCATGGGCGTTGTTTGAGGAGTTTGTTACGGCCATCGTTGCCCGATATAAAAACTCTAATGCCATTTTTGGTTGGGAAATCGCCAACGAGCCCAACTTAACACTAGGTCATGAATACAATTCAGCATGGAACGTAAACGGGACCAACCCTGCCTATATAGATTGGGGCGCGCGCCCTGACGGTGGCGCGTGGCAAACGACTGACAAGATGAGCATGGCGCAGTGGCGGGAGTTTACACGGAACGCCATTCTGCTGATTCGCAGCCTTGACCCCTACGGTCGGTTTATCTCTCCCGGTACGTCGCAAGGCAATGCTTTTGGGATGGCGGCGCAAACGTCGGCAACTCCGATTAATAGTACCTATGCGCAATGGGACTCTGGAATAAACACACTCAATTGGCCGCATTACCGGGACCAGAATTGCGATGTGATGAGCTTACATGCGTACCCAGCCATCGCCGGAACAAATACTTTATTTTATGAGGATTTTCGGACGCACACGGAATTGGTTCAAGTGTTCAAACATTTTGCGGACGACGCGAATGTGCCGCTGTTTGTTGGAGAATTCGGCGCGAATTACTTGGACCCAGCAGGAGACAAAAACAGCACTTCCGCAGAAACAGAAGCGGCAAACTTCGCCGCCATGCTTGACGCGATCATCAACAACGATGTGCCACTATCCGCCGCCTGGAACTATGGAGGCAACGCATCTGGTTCGACCGCATGGCAAAAGTGGTTGATGACAACCGAGAGCCGAAAATATCAACTTGAAGCGATCCGATCAGTAAATAGAGCTATCGCCTAACACCGAGCGCCGGACAACCGCCCCTGTAGCCGCCCACGGGCGGTTTTTTGTTGTCCGCAACCGCACCGTCGTGATGACGGCGCAATTCCCGTAGCCGGATCGGCCCGCTGAGATGCGGGCCTTTCTATTTACAGCCTCCGCTTTCGCTCCCCGGCGAGATGGGGACGGCTTGGACCGTCGTGATGACTGGCCCAATCCCGTAGATGGAGATCAACCGTGAGCACCAAAGACCTGGAATACTTCGAGCAGCACCCCGAGGAGATGACCGACGAGATCATGGAAGCCCTGATGACGGGCGGCGTGATTGAGGACGAGACCGATTCCGAGCAATCGGAGGAGGAGACCGGCGAAGAGTCCGCAGCCGGCGTTGATCAGGCGAATCAGGACAAGGAGCCCGACCAAGTTGTCTTGGCCAAGGACGGCAAGCACACCATTCCTTTCGAGGAACTGGAGAAGAGCCGCGCCGAAGCCAGGGCCGCGAAGGAGGAACTTGAATCCTACCGTCAGAAAGTCGCAGAACTCGAATCCGAGCGCGCCGCGTTGCAGGCCGCGCGGGACGAGAAGGCGGCCGCAGGCGAGGATACCAGCGAACTGGATGAGGCTCTCCGCGCCCTCGAAGAAGATTACCCGACCATCTCCATGGGCATGGATCGCAAGCTCGCCACCCGCGACGCCGAGATCGAAGCCCTGAAGAAGGAAATCGCGGACCTGAAGTCGGCGGTGACGCCGATCCAAAAATCCGCTCGGGAATCAGCCGCAGAGGCCCACTTCAACGCCATCCGTTCCGCCCATGAGGACTTCGACACCCTCGTGGAAAACGGCAAGTTGGCCGAGTGGGTGAAGTCATTGCCGGCCTATGCGCGCCCCGGCGCGGAAGCCGTCATGGAACGCGGCAGCACCCAGGATGTGATCGAACTGGTCACAAGCTACAAGTCCGCTCACACCACCACTACCGATTCCAATGAGTCGGTCGCCGACAAGGCGAAGCAAGCTATCGAAAAGGCCAAGGCCAAGCAGTCCGTGCCCACCAGTCTGTCTGAAGTGTCCGCTGCCGGCGTCCCGGCCAGCGAGGAACTCGGGCAGTACGAACAGATGAGCGATGCCGCACTCATGGGCGCGTTCATGAGCATGGACCCGGCCAAGCTCAACGAACGGCTTGCCCGCCTTTTGTAACGCCGGAGCACCACCACAGGACCGTCGTGATGACGGCCCCCCATCCCCAACCAAGCAGGAGGCGCAATCATGCCCACCAGTATTCCCTACGGCTCCAATCAGGCCGTCCGTCTGCAATCCGTCGGCCTGTTCGCTGCGTCCATGCAGCGTCAGACCCTTATCAACCGCATCACCGGGCAACTGCCCAAGCAACCCTCCGCCGAGAATACCCTGCGGTGGCAATCCGACAACGCCATGCCCATCGTGCGGTGCATGGACCTGACCAAGACCGCTGGCGACGAGATCACCATCGATCTGATCAACCCCATTGGCGGCAAGCCGGTCATGGGCGAGCAGAACATCGAGGGTAAGGGCGACCGCATGTCCTTCTCGGATATGGCGCTGAAAATCAACCAGTCGCGCAAGGCGATTTCTGCCGGCGGGAAGATGACTCAGCAGCGCACCCCCCATGACCTGCGCAAACTGGCCCGCGCCCAGGGCGACGGCTACATGAAGCGCCTGGAGGATCAGTTGTGCATGGTTCACCTGGCGGGCGCGCGTGGCTTCGCCAATGACGCCATGTGGGCCGTGCCGCTGGAAACCGATGCCGACTACACCGACATCGTGGTCAACAGCGTCCGCACCCCGACCTACAACCGCCACTACGTCGCCACCGGTTCCGGCCTGGCGCAGGCCGCCGACTCCACCAACGGGTGGGCCGCCGCTTCCCTGGCCTCGACCGATGTGATGGACCTGGACGCCATCGACGCCCTGCGCTCCATGATCGACGACATGGCATTCCCGCCCACGCCCATCATGCTGCCCGGCGACGAGGCGGCGATGGATGATCCGCTCTACCTGCTGATGGTCTCCGCGCCTCAGTACGAGTCGATCAAGAAGTCGGACAGTGCGGCTTTCCGTACCTTCCAGGCCGCCGCCCATGCCCGCGCCTCGATCTCCGGTCAGCATCCGCTATTCCGTGGCGAGGTGGGCCTGTGGAACGGCATCCTGGTCAAGAAGATGAGCCGTCCGATCCGCTTCGGCGCCGGCAATTCCGTGAAGTATTGGCCCGCCGCCAGCCGCTTTACCGCCAACCTGGCTGAAGCCTCCATGTCCACTCAGACCGTTGGCGTTGGCGTGACTGTGGACCGCGCCCTGCTGTTGGGCGGCCAGGCACTGGCCGAGGCGTATGGCAAGACCCGCCAGACCGGCAATCCCTACTTCTGGTCCGAGAAGGAACTGGACCACGGGGACAAGGTTGAGGTGGCCATCGGCATGATCGGCGGCAAGTCCAAAGTGCGGTTCCGCATGGACCACGGTTCCGGTGCCGAAGATACCGATTTCGGTGTCATCGCCATCGATACGGCCGTCTCCGTCGTGTAACGGAAACCAACCATACGGCCGGGCCATGCGCCCGGCCAACTCTTTTTAGGAGATCCTCACCATGGGTACTACCACCTCTCTTCTGGCCGGTAACGCGGTCCAGGGCAATGCGCCCTACAGTGATTCCTTCGTGGAATCTTTCCAGTTCATCACCAACTCGTCCGGGCAATTCGTCAACAGCGACAAGCCGTCCACCGCCGTCGCCGATGCGGAGGTCATTCGCCTGGGCAAACTGCCCGCCGGCCTGGAGCTGCATTCCGCGCTCCTGACCGTGGGCGACGCCTTCACCGCCTCAACGTCCTGCAAGATCGGCTTTGCCTATGTGGATGGTGTGGATTCGTCTTCCGTTCCGCAGGATGACGACTACTTCATCCTGGCGACGGCCTCGCTGGCGTCTGTGGGCGTGATCGGCAGCAACAACACCGCCGTGTCCCGCGTCGTCCTGCCGAAGGACGCCTACCTCATCCTGACCAACGCCACCCTGCACGCCGCCGCCGGCCGTGCCGACGTGACCGTGTTCGGCAAGATGCGCGGCGTGAAGTAACCGCGACTTGAGCCGGGGCCTCGTGTCCCGGCTCATTCTGGAGAACACAATGAACAACACAGTGAACGTCGAATACATCGGACGCCGCCCGGGCCATCGTGACAACTACGCCCGCCTGGTATGGCCCGATACCGGACACATTCAGCCCGTTCCCGCCACCCAGGCCCAGAAGATGCTGAGGCGCCACCCTGACGTGTACCGCCTGGCGGATACCGAGACGCCGGAGACGGTTGCATCGGCCCTTGAAGAAGACATCCAGAATCCCGACGCCAAGCTGGAAGAGGAGCGCGAGATCGAGGCCCACGCCCTGCGCGACCATGTTTACCACATGGAGAAGCCGGAGCTGCGCGACTTTGCCCAGGCCAAGTTCGGCAAGCGCCTGGACGGACGGATGGCGGTCGAGGCGATGCGCCAGGAAGTCGTCAACATGATCAACCTGTACGGCGTGGCCTGACATGACAGCCATGACAGCCCTCTATGATCTGGTATTGCCGGACCTTCCGCGCTGCCCGGAGGCGCTGGCCATGGTGCATATACGCCTGGCCTGCGAGGAGTTCTATTCCAGGACCATGTGCAAGCGCGCGGTCCTGGCAAGCATCTCCACGGTCGCGGACACCAGCGAATACACGCTGACCCTGCCGACGGGCTACGTGGCGGACAAGGCGCTCCATGTGTGGGTGGACGATCTGGAGATCGAGCCCATTGGCATGGATGACCGGGATGGACTGGATGCCGAGTGGCGTACCACCACCGGAGAGCCGTCCTATTACTACATGCCAGACACTTCAAAAATCGGCCTGTTCCTGACGCCGGACGCCGAGTACACCGTGGCGGCCGAAGTGGTGCTCAAGCCCAAGTCTGATGCCACAACAATCGACGACTGGGTGTACGAGCAATACCGTGAAGCTCTGTCGGCAGGCGCGAAGGCAAGGCTTATGGCAATCGGCGGAAAGCCCTGGACAAGCAACCT